TGGTATTGGAGCAAGTGCGACTATCATTGCAGGTATGGCTGGATTACCCGGTTATTTCTATAATGGTAATATTCCAGCAAAAATGGGAGCCAATGGTAGATACTATGCCCAAACTGGTAGAGGAGCTTCTGGATGGACTCCAGTACCTGCTGCAATGGTTACTACTACTAATGCGGGTCAGATGACTCGGGGTTTAATGGGTACCGCTGCAGGGGCAGCAGCAGGTGCGGCATCCCGAGGAGCTTTGGCTTCTGTGGGTAGAGGCATACTGGGATTTGGTTCTAGATTACTCGGGTTATTCGGAGGTCCACTTGGGTTAGCTATTACTGGTATATCCATATTTGGGCCCATGATATACAGTGCTATTAAAGGTAACAAGTCTGCTCAAGATGAAAATACCAGGGCTACAAATGACCTGGCATCTGCTATCAAAGCCAGCCGAGAGGGTTATAAACAAAAGGATAATCTCCAAATGTTAACTATCCAAGAGATACGGTGGTTAGTACAGATGCTCGGAGTTTATACTGATAAGCTCAACAATCGGGAAAATAGAGGTACTCACTTAACTATCAATATGGATGGTAAGAAGTTCCTGGAAGAGTACCTTGGTGAAAGAGATTCAGAGATAAATGTAGCTGCTGGAGTAAACTAATAAATCATGGCATCGCTCATAGGAAAACCTTTAGGAAAAGTAGCTCAAGAAGTAGCTGACCTTGAGCAAGGGAGGATATTCCAATCTCCTCTCAATAAAGTATGGAGAGCCCTGATACTCATAAACAGGGCTACTTCTCCAATGGCTAAGGCAGAACCCAATAAGACGGGTAAAGCCTATGACGCAAAGAATCTGCATGTAGCCCGAAAGGGTTCGTTCTCTTTAGCTCAGGCTCAGGACCCTTGGACTCAGAATCGTATAGCTGCTGAAACAGCTGGGGTTTCTCCTGAACAGATTTTGAAGGCTAAGTCCATAGATTATACTGTAGCAAACAAGTTGACTTCTGAACTGATAAAGAACGACATTGTTATTGCTAACCTGAATGTATCACCCGCTGTAAGTTTAGTGATTCAAAACAGGCCTGACAGATTACGAGTAGAACCTAATGCTACTTGGGCTGCAGTTAAATCCATGGGACGTAATAACCCCTTTTATTTCTACACTGGAGGAGAAGATACAATAACATTCGACATCTCTTGGTATTCAGTAGATGCTGAACACAGAGACGATGTGGTGAATAAATGTAGATTGCTCGAATCCTGGGCAAGAGCTGACGGTTATTCTGCATCACCCCCTACCCTAAGAATTCAGTGGGGTAATTCTGGATTATTTGAAGACGACCTTTTCATACTAGCTTCAGCTCCATATGAATTAACTCATTTTCAAAATGCAGCTCGTATGAGGAAAAGGTATGATAATGACCCAGAGACTGGTCAGAGGATTGCAAGTACTGTAAGTCAACCTTTTGACCTTAAGCTACTACCTAATTGTGCAACCCAAACACTCACCTTCAAAAGGGTAACTAAAAACAATCGAACTTGGGAAGAAATAATCCCTGCTAGTAAGTTGCAGTATACGCCTGGAGTAATCTATGATGGTGGGGAAGTAAATTCTCTAGAAAACTCCGATACGGAGAGAGTAGGCACACAAAATTAAATACTTATGGTTACTATCCCAGGAACAAGTCCCTATGAGGACAGTTATGTAATAAAGTTCCCAGACGGGGATGTATCTTTGGAAAGGAATATATCTGCAATATCTTCAGACCATATAATTCATTCGGTACTTGAAGGAGAAACAATCCAAAACATCGCCTTCAAATACTATGGAGATTCTGGAATGTGGGGAGTAATTGCGGATGCCAATGATATTCTCAATCCTTTCGAAGATGTTCATGAGGATATGGAGTTAATCATACCGAATTATGGAGGATAGTAAACCCATTCTCGTAAACGGTAATGGTACTCCATACCTTGCCATATTCGATGGAGCTGGCTCTCCTATTATGGACGAGTTCAATGGCATTCCCATCGGTATGGAAGTCGAGAACTTCAACTACAAGTACACAGAAGGTAAAGGAGACAAAGGTAAGTTTACTATAGTAACTGACTTTGTAGGAATAGTGGACCATCCCTCTTTACAATTCAAGATGCCCTTGAAGATACAGTGGGGATGGATATTCAGTGACAGCTCTTTCAAATCCGGTCCTGTAAGATTGGTCAACATAAAGAGTCATCAGATAGAGTTTACACCAGAGGGAGTAAAGTTTACCATAGAATTTGCTGATGCAAAGATGTTCTTGGAAGCCGAACCTTCAAAATTTGTGGGTAATAAAACCGAGTACTTGGAGGTATTCAAGGAATTAGCCTTGGGTAAGATGCCTTTAATTGTAACGGATTACTCTCAGAAAGCTGGTACAGCTCTGGTAATAACCGATAATCAACCATGTGATGGCAAAACAGAGCAAAGAGAAAAGTAAGCCTTGCTTACCTTGTTATACAAAAATACAAAACTCTGAGGAGATAGATGATGGGTTAGTAGGAGTAAAAATACTTGAATTGACTCCAGAGAACCTTTCTAAACCTGCTCAGGACCCTGATAGATATAAGTTAAAGATGATACCGGCCACATTTGCAGAAGGTACTGTAATTGCAGGTTCGGCTACATTCTTAAACAAATACTCTCAGTTAGTGGGTATAGTTAAGGCTATGCCAGGAGGTCCTAACTTTGTAGACACTCGTGATAACAAGATAGAGATACACAATGGAAAGCAGTCAGGTAAAACGGTATTTGCATATACCTATGCTGGTGGAACTGGAGAACTGTTAGAGTTCAGGGTTCAAACTAAATACGTACAAAGTATAGAAGCTGGTAAAGCTTCAAGTATAGACCCTGATACTAAAACTGTGGAAACAGAGGTAGTTCAATGTATACCTACCAACGATGACCCATGTAAGCCGGATGCTTATGTTAGAAGGAATAAGCCTGAGATACTTATGGAGCCAAGAGATGTTACTCGTATGGCAAAGTTCGAAAGGGCTATAATACCAAGTACCTCTACATGTCGTCAGGTAAACAATTCTTCTAAAAAGCCTCCAGTATATAACTCTGTAACTGATGCTAAACAGAAGATAGCTTCAAATCCCTCATTAACTGAGGATGAAGTTAAAGCTTACAATTCTCAGATAGAAGCCGAGTGGAAAAAGTATCAAGATGGACTTAAGGGGTTCGAAGATGCAATACGTTCAGGTAAAACTGATGTAAGTCTTCCACCACCACCAGATGAGGTATCTAACTTTGTCATTCGGAGAAAGGTGTTGGTAAAGCTGAATCCCATAGATTATGCTCCTAACAGTAGCACAGCTCAGTGGCAAAATCGATGGAGACAAGGTTACAATGCTTTGAAGAAGAGAACCGATGTAAGCTTGGTCATCCAGGGGTCTTCTCAGGAGAGACCTTACGGAGATTATCCTTATGACCATCCCGGTTCAGACCGTTCTAAGGTATTAGCCGAAATGGAATTAGAAATACAAGTACCAGGTGTACGAGTAGTAGCTGACCCTTTATTCACAACCATGGGAAGCTTCATGTCTAATGACATCATCGAATCGGTGAATAGTCAAATTAAAGCAAAAGCCAAGTTCGTTGGTAACCCCGATATGAAGTCTTCTCAAATCATTGAGATAAAGAATGTCGGTAAAAAGTACTCTGGTGACTGGTATGCAAAAGAGGTTGAACATAGCTTTGATACCGGGGGATATTTCACTGAGGTTACTTTTGAGAAGAAGTCACGTAACTCTATACTGAATCGAATATCTACTTCTGTCAATACTCAGGAAGTATTCCAAAAAGCTCATGACATAGCTGAAGAGTCTTATACTACGGGTGCTTGGAAAATACCAAGTAAGATTAAGGCTGAGGTGGCTAGATACCGAGCTTCAACTTGGACAGAAGAGGACAAGGAGAATCCTCAAAGAGCTGGTCGTCAAATTGTGGTACGTCAGAACCCCGACAACCCTGCTGATTATAAAGTAGAGGTAGATTCAAGAATTGACTTTCAAGTAGGTAGGAACATAAGCCCAAGAGAATAATGACCTTATACGAAATAATTCAACAAAGAGGTATAGAGGCCATTGGAAGATTCTATTCTACCTATCGAGGTATAGTAATAACTTCTAATGACCCTGACTCTCAAAACAAGGTATGTGTACATCTCCCGAGTATACTAAGAGGTGTAGAAGTATGGGCCTATCCTAAGCATCAACAAGGAGGTCCTGGTTCTGGATTCAAATGGTTATCTCCTCGTGAAGGTTCTATAGTATATGTAGAATTTGAAAATGGAGACCCAAGACACCCCCTCTGGTCTTATCATGGCTGGGCAATCGGAGAGATGCCTCCTGACTTAGACAAACCCCATGTACTTGGGTTTATTACACCCAAAGGCAATAGGATTATACTGGATGAAAGTGAATCGGGAGTATTAACTGCAATAATCCAACAAGATATAATTGTTAAGTCTCTAGACGGTAACATAAACGTCGATGCGAATAACATTATAATGCAGGGGGGAGAAGTTGGTATTCCTGAATCCAATTCAGTAGTGGAAAGGTTAAACAAAATCGAGCAAGACCTAAATAAAATAAAGCAGACATTCACTAATTGGGCCCCTAAACCTCAAGACGGAGGTGCTGCTTTGAAAACTGCTGCTGCATCTTGGGCTAGTTCTAAACTGGAAGAGACCAAGGTGGAGGATATTGAAAGTGAAACAATTAAACAACCTAACTGATGGCAAACTATAATCAACTCAACAGTATTGGTAGTGGTGCCTATTTCCCTATAAAGCTTGAACAAGCAGTCGGGAGCGATGGGAAACTAGAATCAGTACAGCTGCCAGATGGCAGAGTAGTACCAAAGATAGGATGGTATATACTCCGAGGAGATGTTGCTTTAATAAAGCAGAACCTCACAGCTATCTTAACCTATCAAATAGGCCAAAGATTCAGACAAGAAGACTTTGGTTCTCGAACCTGGGAATGTTTGGAAGAACCTAACACCAGTGCTCTCAATCTCATGATTAAAAATTTCGTGAAGGATGGCATAGCAGCTTGGGAACCTCGGATAACTGCATTAAAGGTATTCGCTCTGAAACCCACCAAGGAATCTATAAGACTCTTGATATATTTCAAGGTACAGAACTCTCAAAGGGTAGAAGAGTTAAACTTTCAGTATAACTTAAATAACTCTACAACAAATGTCTACTAGCAACCCTTGGCTCACCCCTTTTCAGAGGTCATATAATGACATAAAAGCCAAACTGATTCAATCTCTGAATGAAAGGGTTCCAGAGATAACGGATATGAGTGAAGGTAATATCTTCATCCTTACACTCTCAATATTTGCAGGTATTGCCGAGGTAATACATTACTACATCGACGGTATGGCAAGGGAAGCTTTCCTCCCAACTTGTCGAAGGTATTCATCTCTGTACAAACATGCTAAGCTGGTGGATTATCATATAAAATCAGCCATCCCCTCTTCAGTAGACTTAACTGTTTACATGCAAGATGGAAGTCCTTTCCCTGTAGATATACAAGTACCGCAGAACACCATTTTTAATTCAAAGGATGGTAAACAGTGGATAACTACTCGTAATGTAACTATCGAAAGGGGTACTTATACTTATAAAGTACCAGTAGCTCAAAAGGAGGCTGTGGAGGAAGTAGAACTGGGTACTTATACTTCTCATGACATTATCATAACCTTGGGAGATTTGCCCACGGATAAGAAGTATGTAGAAGGTTCTATGGTACTTACTATTGGTGGAGAAGCTTGGACCTTGGTGGATACTTTTGCTTATTCAGGTCCTGGTGATAAGGTGTACAAGGTAGAACTTGATACTACTCTCACTCCGTACCTGGTATTTGGTGATGGTCAGTTTGGTAGGAAACCAACCATAGGTTCACTCATCAAGGGGCAGTACTATCTTACGTATGGTGCAAACGGTAATATACCGGCAAACCAATTCGACAAAGTTCCAGATGTAATGACCGATGTAACTTCTGGCCTTACTCTAACCAATACTATAGCTGCTACCGGGGGCTCTGACTATGAGGATTTTGATACCCTCAAAGAGCATATACCATTAAGTATTAAGACTCTGGGAGTGGCCATCACCAAAGAAGATTATGAGGCCATAGCCATGTTAATAGATGGAGTAGATAAAGCTTACTGTAACTACATCTGTGGAAAATATGTAGAAGTATATATCACTCCAGATGGTGGTTCAGAAGCAAGCACCGAGCTTATTAACAATGTAAAGCAAAGGATGGAATCTTCTAAGGTGTTAACCACTCGAGTAAGTGTGTATTCTACACATGCAGCCAAGATTTATTTATCGGCCGAGATAACCGGTAGGAAGTCTTTCAAATCCATAGATATAAGCAACCAGGTAAAGAAAGCATTGTTGGACGCTTATAACTATCAGAACTCTGATATCAATAAACCGGTAAGACAGTCTGACTTGTATGCTCTCATGGATAATCAGCCCATGGTTGATTTCCTTACCATAACTGAACTATATTTACTACCATACCCGATAGCCATAAACATTAACTCTCAGAATACGGAAGAGATAGTATCAGTGCCAGCACTGAATATCACCTATTTTAAGATGATATCCTTTACAACCTCTACTCCGGAATCTGATTTTGAGAATTGTTACATACAGACCGTAATAGAAAACGGCAATGCCTTCTACAAGGTGTATGCTAACAAGGACTTGTCGGGTAATGCTCTATACTCTGGTCAATATGGTAAACCTCTCGAGGTAACTCTGACCAAGTCAAAGTTCAGCCTTACTATTAACTTACCGGTTGAAAATGCAAACTACGAAAACGGAACAGTATATCAATTAACCACCCAACCGATGGGAAGCAACGGCAGATTGGTAGACCTGATTCCTCACAACTACAATATCCCCACTATCAGTTCGGATAACATAACACTCACAATCAATGAAGTGGTTTAATCCAGCGAAGACATTCTTCAGGGATTACATCTTCAGTAACCTTTTTGACCATTACTACAAAGCCAACGATACTTATCAAGATTCAGAAGGCAAGGGTATATTCGAAAGGTTCATAGATGTATGTTCTGGCTATTTCGATACTGAGGTAATGCCCGATATAGATAATTTCATGGAATGTTTGGATGTGGATAAAGCTAATCCTATATTCCTGAACTATCTATGGGAATACTTTGGGTTCATACCGTATGCCTATGGCGTATTAACTAAGGGAGAACCTTATACAGAGAAGAATCTAGAGAATTGGGTAAAAGAGGACAGGGGTTTTCCTACCGCGGATTACCGGCTAGTTCTAAGATACGCCATATCCTTGTACAAGATACGAGGCACTAGACGGTTTTATGAAATATTAGGCCGTTTTTATGGAGTGACCTTTACTCTCACAGAAGTAGATGAAAGTACCAAAGCATCAGTAGCCCAGGCAATAGGCGATGGTTCTGTAAACTATGATACTATCTCTCACTTCGATACTCCTTCAGCTACCTACGATACTGAAACGGATTGTTGGGAATGTGTCCCAATGATTCTCACTATTGGCATACCAAAGGGTCAATGGGATTTTATGGTAAGGAAAGACCAGGAGATTCAAGAACAATTGTTGGAAGAGTGGAAGCTGATGAATCCCGATGCCACTGAAGAAGAGATAGAGGCTGAAAAGGAACAAATACAATCAGAACATCCCTCCGACTACAGTGACAAGGTAAGAGAGACTCTGGTAAACATTGTCAATAAGTACCTACCCGTAAATGTAAAATATTTTGAACCCAAGGACAGTTCTGTAATATTTGAACAAACTACTGCCGTAATCTATATTGTATATGCTTAACTTCTCTCTAATAACTCTACTATCTTCTTTTGCTCAGGAAGACCCCAAACTTGACCATGTAGTTCAATCTCTAACCAAATCTTCGATTGAACTGGCTGAAGCTGCCTCTAATTATGGGGCACTCAAAGTGATATTCGGTATATTCATGGTAATGGTTTTAGTGATGGTAGTAATGTTCGTATATACCATCTGGAACCTAAATAAAAAGGTAACCGTGGTATCAGAATCATCACAACAGGTAAAGGAATTCTTTGATGGAGCTGCTGACTCTACCATAGGTATAACTGAAGCTCAGATATTGATACGTAGGGAATTCAATTGCTTGGGTCACATCCTGAAGTATGCGATACTGCGGATCAGATTTGAGAATCATATAGACAACAAAGAGTCAACTGTAAAGAAGGTAGAGAGCTTGGTGAATAATGAGTATTCCGAACTATGTGGATTACTATCAAACTTCACCTGTAATGGTAAATCTCTGTCAAATATCTTTGAGCCTCAAGATAATGAGGCAATTAAAGATATGGTAATAGAACAGATATATATACCAAAGGACCAATTCACAATATCCAATATGGACCAATCAGTTGGTATGTATCTAAACGGATTAAAACTAATGTACCTTAAAAAATTATAACATGGCACGAAGATTATTGCCCATCATCGACTTTGCTCATGGGTCAGATGTGGCAGGGAAACAATCTCCAGATGGCAGACACAAGGAATACCTGTGGAGTAGAAAAGTGGGTAAGATGTTGGCAGAACGCCTTAAACAGAATGGGTTCGAAGTAGCATTCACCAATACCAAGGACACCGAAATCGGACTGTCTAGAAGAAAAGAAATTGCAAATAACTTAGATACTCCTCGAGGGGGAGCTAAGTTTCTGCTATCCCTCCATAACAATGCTGCAGGCATGGGGAATGAATGGTGCACTGCAAGGGGATTTGAAATCTACACCACCAAGGGACAAACCCGTTCGGATTTATTTGCCACGGTAATATTCGAACAACTGCAGGAAGACTTCCCCACTACAGATGGTTATAAACACAGAACAGACTCATCAGACGGTGACCCTGATAAGGAAGCCAATTTCACTGTACTGATGGGCAACAACTACTGGGGAGTACTTCTCGAGTGGTTATTCCAGGATAATCCCGATGACGTGGCTCTACTCGAAGATGACTCAGTGAACCGGGAACTGGTAGAGTCTTTAACCAAGGCCTTAATATTCATCGACGAGAATCTCGATAAGTTAAAAATTTAATTATGGCACAGAATAATGTAACAGAAGTCGTGAATGGGATAGTACAACCAAGGTTCTATCAAGTTTATGGAGACTTAATAGAATCTAAGGAGGTTATGGAACCTCTTGCCATAATGGCTGGTACAGGTCCTTTTTGTGGGTTCGACTGGGGAGGGACATCCCAACAGGAAGGTAGATACTACCAAACAGAATGTAACCATAACCAGTGTATTCAAGAAGCCGAGTACATTACCTTCGGGAGTGGCTAATATCCTGGGAAGAGCTCGTAGGGTATTTCTTTCAAATAAGGATAATACTGCAGGCCAGGTATTCAATGCCTACACCACTCCTGATGGATTATGTCACATAGCTCCAGATGTACTTACTTTCAACGGAGTACAACCTTCGGGGGGATGGCCAAGTCTGAGTAACCCTCAGAAGCTGGTGGCATTTGCTGTAAAAGCAACTCATACTTATCGTCCCGATGGAAGTGAAAATCCCCCCAGTGTAACTAACTTCACATGTGGGTGGTTAACCTTTGACAAGGTGTATGGCCTTGATGAGGTACTTTCTTGGGGTTATGAAAGGATGTTAGAACTCCTGGCTGATTCCGGAATGCCTTTCAATAAGGACATCGACTCTCTCATAGGTATATATCTGGTGGGATGGAGACCTGAATGGAATAGCCAGACTACGAGCATGAGGTATAAGTCAATCATGGCAGCCATGAACTATACTTTGTGTTTGGTACCCATTCAAGGTCAATTTCCAGTAAAGCCGTACGGAATGAATCCTTTGGATATTCTTGACCTCAAGGCTAGGGTAAAAGTTCTGGAGGAAAGTACAGTTCCCGGAGATGTTAATTATTTAATGAGTCATGTGAATAACTTAATCTCTTCTCTAGGTCAAGGCATAGAAGTAGTAGTATCTAAGGACTCAGCTTCTTCGGATGATAATGAGGGTTTTATTTTTACTAAGCTAAATATAAATGGTTCTAACTTTGTTGCAGCTAGACCAGTAACCAAAACCCTTAATTATCAGTGGTATGAGTCATCAGATGCTATGGGTATTTTTGTATCTCCCGAGATAGATATAGATAGTAAAACCCAACAGGTACCCACGGACAAATGGGACATAGGCACTGTAAGCTTTAAACCCAATTCAGAGGGGGCCATGGAATATAGTTTTGTATCTCCCCCCAGTGGTAAAGAAACTTGGAAATTAGTGGGTTGTATACTCCCTCAATTTTCTGCCTATAGTAATGGGAGTATATGTGTACCTACTGGGTTCTATCAACTTAGGAATCCTGATGCTGCTATCGGATGGAGAGTAGCTATGAATTTGAAAAGGTTACACAGTAGATTAGGAAAAGTAGAAGTAGCAGATAGTGGTAATTTACCATTTAGTACAACTAGCTCTCCTGACCATTATGCTTATATAAAAGCTTTAATGGGTACATCTACTTTAACCCTAAGAGTAGTAGTATACTTATACAATAAGGGAACTAGTAATGCGGGTTTGACCTATGATTTATCCAAGTTATTTTCTAAGAATTCAAGGATGTCCTTGATGCTATCAGAAATACTGAGGTTAAGGAACAGTTCTGAAAGTATAACTCGAGTAATGATGGCTATGCCGTCTACTTTTAAGGCCAGAGATATAGAGCCAGTATTATCCTCAAGTGAAGATTGTGAGTTCTCTAAATATACTTCATGGTTAGAGATAACTAACTCCGTAGCAAGGGTTAAGGCATCAGTGGGTACAGTAACTCAAGCATCTGGTCCGGTAGCATGGGTAGGAGTAGCCCATATGATTACTATACCCATCTCTGATAGAACTGGGGAAGAATATGCGGGTATACAAGCCGAGGGTTATGTGCCTATATTGTAAACTGAACCATAGTTGAGTTGGTTAAGTGGGGCCGGGGTGAGGTTATCAATAACCTTGCTCTGGCCTTTTTCACTGTTTAAGATCTACTGCAGCTTGTTCTAAAGTTTTCTGTATGGTCTTTCTCATTCTGGAGAACATATTAACTGCAAACTTATCTCTAGGCAACTCAAAGTAATCTATCAGGTGAAGGATAGATAACTTACCGTGAGAATCTTTGATACGAGATTCAAACCACTTGGGAGGTTCAAGTTGTATCTGCATAACCAAGTATTCATCCGGAGTAAGGTGTTCCTTCATGTATTGATGAAATATTTGGGATTGCTCTTCCTTAATCCGAGTTTCATCCGAGTCATCGAGTAATTCTTTATTATTGTCAAATAATACCTCGAATGATGTTAACTCTTGATTGAATTCTGCCTGCTTAGTATAAGCATTTCTTAACAACTTACTTTTATAAGTTTGCAGGGAAGATAAGAGAGTTGCTTTCAACCTTTCTTCATCGTATTCGTCTTGGTATTTATTAAATACATACAAGAACTTATCCCAGAAAAAAGAGTTAATAATATCTGGTGTGAGATTAAATCTTCTGGAATCAACTCCTCTCGTCAGTCTACGGATTAAGGGTTTGCAGGTTTTATATAACCTATTAAACAAATCCTCATCATAAGGTTTTAATTCTGTCAAGCGATGTAGTTCACTTCCGTTGTTGCCTTTCATAGTAGTAAAGATTTTTAACAATGCAAATATAAATAATAAAGTAACAACTTGTATGAATTTTATCAAAATTATTTCACCGTCTGTGTTCAAGTATGTTCAAAGATGAGCTTGGAGAACTATATTATCTAGCAGATACTATTGATTATACACTCATGAATATTATATAATATATGAAACAAAATAGGGTAAAGAAGAGGTTAAACTCCTGTGACAAGTTTACGTTCTCTATCGAGTTTCAACTAGAAGTACTTAGGTTCTTGGTACAAGGGAAGGAAGCTCTTCTATATGTTCCAAAGATAAAACCTGGGTACTTTACTTTAATTGAACACTCAATAGTAGTAGAGGCCTTGGTAAAATTCGTAAAGAAATATCAACGAATACCAAGTGAGGTCTTAATGGTTGAGCAGGTTAAAACTTTGTTAGAAGGTAAGGATTATGTAGACTTAGTTACCAAGGATGATATCCCTAATATTCATAGTTTAATATCTGAACTTTATAATAAGCCTCTAAAAGATGTAGATATTGTTCTGGAGAACATACACAAGTTTATTGCCTACATTGAATTGAAAGCCTTAAATGAAGGTATGGACTTCTCTGATTACAATTCTTACGAAACCTATCAAGCTAAACTAACTAAGATTCTACAAAGTTCAAAACCACAAAAGAAGGACGAACCTTTGTTAATGGTTAGTGGAACTGCAATGCGACAACTTATGCGAAAGGTTGACCCAGATGTAGTTCCCACTCCATTTTGGCAGTTGAATAGGTTGGGTAATGGAGATGGATATCCCAAGAACTCTCTTTTCGTTTTAATTGACCGTCCCAAACGAAGAAAGACTTTTGCACTTATCAATGTTGCTCGGGGATATCTGGCTATGAAAAAGAATGTTCTTTACATAGATACCGAAAATGGTAAAAACCAGTTAATGGACCGTATGATTCAGTCTACCCTAAATAAAACTAAGAGAGAGATGTTAACCGGTGATTATGATAAAATGGAGCAAAGGCACATGCGTAAATATAAACGACTCGGGGTTGAGTTTATTGTGGAGCGTGTACCTGCAACCATTGCAGATTGTAATACCATTATGAACTTGGTCAGGAAACTGGAAACCGAGAAAGGTATCAAAGTCCATGTCATAATGATTGACTACGCTGCAAAATTAGCTTCTATTGCTAGAGATAGGGACGATGTAGAACGTATCAACAATGTATATATAGATATTGATAATATGGGTGATGAGTTGGGACTTGATGCTGTATGGACTGCCCAACATGTTACCAGAGAAGGAGCTAAGCATCAAGAAACTCGATATGAGGATAATGATATTGCTTCTGCTATATCTATCATAAGGAATGCAAAATGCGTCATGGGATTAAATTCTACTCAAGACGAGGAGGAACACAATATCATGAGAATGGAAGTTGTAGTTCAACGTGATGGAGTTCCAAATGGTCGGGTAATGTTTAATATGGACCCAGAAAGACAACGTATGAAAGAGTTCTCTAAAGAAGCCAGAGCAAAGTACGATGAGTCCATGGGTAAACAGGTAGATGACTTACTTAAGAAAAAGAAGAGAGTAAGTAATCCCAATGCAGACCCAGAAAAGAGAAGTAAAACATCAGGTGATATTTAGTTAAACCTTAAATAATTAAAATTGTATGGCACAAGTTATTACTACAGAGCCTCTTAAAATTCAGGAGAGGACTACAGTTTGTAAAAATTGCAATTCTAAGATAGCTTTCAATGAGAAGGAGGTATTCTTGGATTTAAGTTATGGTCCAGAGCATAATGGAGAAGAGTGCATCACTTGCCCTCACTGTCATTATAATATCCATATTGGCGTATTCCAAGCTATTGAACACATGTAGTTATGAATGTAAGATTATTGAAGATATTTCGTAGGAGAGCTTCCAAAGAGATATGTTTAAGAAGGCAACCCGGTAACAGATATCAAGTTGTATGTCCAATTGAAGAGAGGTATAGTTTAGGAGTATTCTTCCGTGAGTGGGTACCCATCTCTTCAGAAAAGGCTTCTATAAATTGGAATAAGGTTACTCCCAACCATAGGACTATGGGGTATAAAGACATGGATAGGTATGAGGTACCTTATAAGAATTCTTTCCTAAGGTTAGAAGAAGCTAGAGCAGAATTAACGAAGATTCGTAGAGGATATATAATCCATCATCTAGTTCCTGAATTATGTCAGAAGTTACCAGTTAATAAGTAATAATTACCCGGCTATGTTATTCATGGTCGGGTATTTTCGTTTATGATATGAGACTTAACAGTAATATAAAAGGTTTTCCTTTGTACCATGTAACTAAAGATGGAAAGGTATATAATATAAGGCGTAATCGTGAAGTAACTATACATCCTCACTATCGTACAGGTAGAAATATAGTTCATCTATATTCGAATGGTAAAAGATATAATCTGAAAGTATACAGATTAGTGGCTGAAGCTTATATACCTAATCCAGAAAATAAACCTTGTGTATGTCATAAAGATAATAATAAATCCAACGACCGGGTTGAGAACTTATATTGGGGTACCTATAAAGAAAATTCTCAACAAATGGTTAGTGATGGTAGAAGTACAAAAGGTCAACACCGTCCTGGTATCAAACAACTCAAATGCTTCAGGAATCCTCGTTCAATACTCACTAAAGTTAGATATCAGACTTTATTAAAATGTATAGATGATAAGACTAAAATAAAGGCTTTAATTAAAGCCTGGGGTATATCAACACGTAGTATGAATAGGTATGTACATAAAATAAAGACTGGGTATTATGAAGCTTAATGGTAATTTCAAGGGTAGGCTCCATCAATACTTTATGAGGAAGATAGGAGCCTTTGACTACAGACACTCATGGATGAAGTCAGACTGTCCCTACTGTGGAGGAGAAAAGAAGTTTGGTATCAACCTTTCAAACAATCGATGTAATTGTTTTAAGTGTGGTGAACATCCTTCTCCTATAAGTTTGGTAATGTATTTGGAGAGTACAGATAGTTTTCAAGAAGTACTATCTATACTCGAATCAGGAGATTATTCTGGATATGTATTCAAAGAAGAGAAGGTTGAGTTAAAAGGTAAGAAAGAGTTCTTCCTCCCAGAGGGATTCAAGAACATATCTATGGGCACTTCTCTATTGGCAAGGTCTGCCAGGAATTACCTTAAGAAACGGGGATTTAAGATAGAAGAGTTAGCTCGTAAAGGATGGGGATATTGTAACACAGGTAAGTATCTTGGATATATCATTATCCCATTTACAGAGCATGGGCAATTAACTTATTTCAATGCTCGATTATATACGGGCGCTGGTCCCAAATATAACAACCCAGAAGTAGATGTAACAGGTTTGGGAAAGAGTTTTATTATATATAATGCGGATGCTCTAGAAATATACCGAACCGTTTATATTTGTGAGGGTGCAATCAATGCTGAAACTTTGGGAGAGAATGGGATTGCAACCGGAGGTAAGGCCGTCAGCAGATACCAGGTAAACAAGTTCATCAAGAGTCCAGTTGAGAAGTTTATCATATTGATTGACCCTGATGCTAAAGATAAGGCATTAGACCTGGCCTTCAAGTTGGTACCCTTCAAAAAAGTAAAGGTGGTATTCTTACCAGATAATGAGGATGTCAATTCACTGGGTAAACAGAGGACTTTAGAATATGTACGAGAGACGACATATCAGACTTATCAAGAACTTTTAACTATAAAATCACAGTTAAAATTATAATGGCACAACGAGAACCTTCTATACATATCTCTAAAACTTTATTCCGTAAATTATGGAAGGAAATGGGGGGTAGAGTATCTGAAGAATTCGTAGATGAGTTCTTCACTAAAGCCAGGCAATACTCTTTGGACCATCGTTCAGTGGTAGGAGAGGATAAAAGGGTACAAACTCAAGCTGTTCGTAGAGCTTCAGGAAGTATAGGAGATGCAAACTTATTAGCAGATATCATATATTCTACTAGAGTCCAACTCAAACACATCGGAGTAACTAAAATAAAGCAAACAGATTTACAATGGGCATCAGTAAAAGAATTAGTACCTGTTGTAAACGAGTTCTGTCAAAAGTTTGGGTTCGAACCTCGTCAGGGATATATCGAGTTTGTAACCACAGGTATTAAGTTAATGTCCCAAGCAAAAAGAGTTAACTATAACTTCTGTGCTAACTGGTTACATCAGAGGGTGAATTGGATTATGGATGTATACGAAGCAGATAGAGAAGTAAAAGAAGATTCAGCTCCCCAGTATACCCGAGAAGTATATGAATATTATACTAAAGAGATTCTTGACAGAATAGGGATTGATAATACTTACGATAAAAACCCTCAAGAGTATGTATGGTTTGTAAGAGCAAGAAAATTAGCTGATGAAGTTGGAGTTGACTATGAAACCTTTGTTCAAGCTCAGTTCTATGCTTTAGAATTCTGTAATGGAATACCTAAGATAGAAGATTTATCGAATGACAAGGCTAGACAAAGAGTTATTAATTACATGGCAAGATTTAATATAGTATCTCGGCCTAAATCGGAACATGTAGATTGGGATGCTTTCAAGAAATAAGGTATGATAACTATAACCATAAAGAACTGCAATGTTTGTGAATTATCTGGCCCTGCTAAGTTCACAAATAAGTTGTATGAAATGTTCCGGATTAAGCATCCGGACGCTTGGCATATAATGATGTATAGCAGGGCAAAGAACTGGGATGGTTACGTAAAATATATCTCTGATTATGGGCAATTCAAAATAGGTCTTCTAAATAGGGTTTACAATGAATGCCTTAAAACGGGACAGGAGGTTAAAATCATAGATAATAGACCCCAGTTAGGAGTTAAACCAGTAATTCCAACAATACTTGGAGATAAAGAATTACGGGAAGTACAAAAAGAAGCTCTAGAAAAGATTCTAAATAACCGAGTTGGAGATACTCCTTTTCTTATCTGTGCATCTGATTTGGCAGTTAATTTCGGAAAGACTTTGGTGTTCTGTGGATTACACCAGGCTTTCAAGAGGAAACTAAAAACTGTTTTATTGTTGAATAGTGCAGACTTATTTAAGCAGTTCAAAAAAGAGATTCCAGAGTTATTACCGGGAGAAAAGGTAGCATTTATCCAGGGTAGTAAATGCAGTGAGTGGGGTAACTTTAATGTTTGTATGGTTCAATCTCTGGCAGGTAATATAAATAGGTATCAGAAGTTCCTTTCAGAAATAGACATGGTACTTATAGATGAGGCTGACGTGATAGATAATAAAACATATAAAACAGTAATACAACATCTGTATAACTCTAGAATACGAGTAGGTTTGAGTGGTACCATCTACATGAGTAATCAGAAGAAGAAGTTAATACATAACCTGAATATCATGTCATTTATTGGTGATAAGGTTAACCAGATAAAATTAAGTGATATGATAGAGAAAGGGTATTCTACTCCTATTACTTGCAAGTTGGTATATGCTCCCTTTAAATACTCTAAAGATGTGGATTACCCAACAGAATACAAGGAAGTGATATCAGATAATGTTAAAGCTTGGAAACTATCCCTTGACCGTACCAAGTATAACATTGGTAGAAAGAGATTACCAGCTTTGGTAGTATGTAAGTTTATAGGTCATTGTGAAAATCTTTATCGGTATTATGCTAAACATCTCGGGAATCAATACAACATACAATATGTACATCATAATACCAAAGGGCGTGATGAAATTCTACAAGCTTTTAGAGAAGGTAAAATCGATATACTAATAGCTACCACGATTATTTCTAGAGGTCAAAACTTCCCTGAATTAAAATATCTGCAGAATACTGCATCAATGGATTCTAATGAAAAATCCATACAGATATTGGGACGTCTTGCACGAACTCACATGAATAAAAAGAAAGCATACCTGGACGACCTTCAATTCCCGGGTAATTATCTAAAGAGACATGGTAACCATAGACGAATGTATTATCAGAAAGAAAAATTAAAGGTAATCAGAGTGGAAGGGTAATACGCATATATGCGCACGTATACCTACACTTATAACTCTATTAGTATTTAGTATACTAAATACTAATAGAGGTTTATATAGCTAAAGCTATATAAACTTATACTTAACTTACTTAGTAAGTATTAACTTAAGCTAAAGCTTAAATACGCACGCACGTATAATGGTGAACCCGAAAGTTAGTGCATATACTATTCTACATCAATGACATTGAAATACCTATTAACTATCACTTGATATCAAACTCTCAAATATATGGCGAAGAAAAAGAAAGACAAACTTAAGGAAGTAAGAAAGGAGTTAGAGACTGGGGATATTCTTGAACCTATAGATATCACCAAACTTGGTTCGGGTTCAGACCCTTGTTTCGGTAAACACTACGACCTTTCAACCAAGGAATGTAAGATGTGCGGAGATTCTGAACTCTGTTGCATTAAGTTCACAGCTCTCATGGGTAAGACTCGTAAAGAATTAGAAGCAGAAACCAAGTTCAAGGATTTGGAACCCTTGGTAGATATAGAGGGTTGCAAAAAGTATTACCGTAAACTGGTAAGGGATAAACTCGGTAAGAAGGAGATACTAGATAAACTTCAGAGTAAGTTCGAGTTATCACGAAAAGAAGCAAGAGACATTTATCGTAAATTCAACAGTAAATAACATGGTACAATTAGAGTTCACAAAGATTAGAGATGTTAAATCCCCAAACCGAGCAAATGATGGGGATGCAGGTCTGGATTTCTACATCCCAAAGTTATACATGGATGATATACTAAAGGTGGGAGAAAAACACGAGAGGGATTTCACTGGTATCAATCGTAGAATGTTCAGCAATGGCAGTCTGAAATTCAGGAGTATAGAAACCAATGGGATATGTGTAGAAATCAGTCCTGGTGGAAGAGTACTAATACCATCCGGAATAAAAGTTCTTATCAATCCCAAGGAATCTATGCTAATGGCAGCAAATAAATCAGGAGTTGCTACTAAAGATGGGTTGACTTTTACTGCCGAGATAGTAGATAGCCCATACACAGGAGAAATGCACATAGGTATTCAGAATGCCTCAAATAAACCCGTGTACATACCTTTATGGGAAGATAAAAAGATAATGCAATTCGTACACGTTCCCATCATACTCTCAACACCGAAAGAGATTACCAATGAGGAGTATGAAGAGAAAGCAAAGAACTGGGGAACAAGAGGAGATAAGGGATTTGGTGCACACGATAATAAGTAAGACCATGGATGATAATATAAGGGGATTCCCAGGTTATCACATTACTAAAGAGGGAAAGTTATATAGGTATGGTAAGTTACTCAAAGTTTATCACCATCATAGGTATTTGAGATGTAAGTTACATAACGGTAGTATAAGTAAAAATGTCAAGATACATAGATTGGTAGCTGAAGCTTATATACCTAATCCTAATAACTTACCTATAGTAATGCACTTGGACGATAACCCCTTAAATAATATCGTAAGTAACTTGAAGTGGGGGACCCATAAAGAGAATAGGTATTTAGCTATTGTAAATTGTAAATTACCAAGACTTATAGGTAAAAACAATCCATGCTATGGATTGAGAGGTAGTAAAAATCCCAACGCTAAATTAAAACATGAGGATAGGGTAAAGATAAAAGAGTTACATGTAAAAGGAATAAGTGCTAGAGAAATACGTAACAAGTACTTTCCTAATGTATGCGAAGAAACTATACGAAGGACAATTAACCAAGGTTTAATCTAAAAAATACCCGCTTTGGATTCACGTGATATAAAGGAAGAACCGGGAATTATTCCCGAACACAAGTATCTAGAAGAGATATATCAAATGCAAAAGAACCTCTTGTCTGGGTATATAGGCATAGAGGGGCTACCACAGTATCCGGTAGACATCAATACAAAGGCTTCTCAAACCTTGTTAAAGGACTTTACTGCAAGAGTTATCGAGGAGTTATCAGAAGGCTATGAGTCCTTCGAAAATGTAATGGACTTATTCGAGGCCAACCATTCAAAATTGGTACAAACCCATGGTGATTGTATAGAGTATACGGAGATACTCAATCACTTACAGAATGCTAATGAAGAGAATGCAGATGCTATCCACTTCTTTATCGAACTTTTGATATATGCCAATATCCAACCCGAGGATATTATGGCATACATGGTGAAGTGGGTAAAGGATAATCGTTGTCCTCAATCAGTAGTAGATTCTCTCAACAAGAACTATGAAGATATCCTGCGTACAGCCATGAATCTCGGGGTAATGTGGATAATGGACAAGGGAGATATCAGTGTTATATTTCATAACAATGCCACAGACCTAACTAAGTGGTATGAGAACATGGATTCGGAAACACATCTGGATTATAACACAAAGTTACTCGAGGGAGGTAGATACTTCAATCATGTAGAGTACTCAGTAAACTACCCATACCTGTTATGGAAGATAACACATCATCTGAACATTGCTCGTAACTTCCTGAAGAATAAACCATGGAAGCAATCCCAGGTAATGACTCAGGAGTTAAAGTATCAGTCAGAATTAGTGAAGGCCTTCATTTACTTCTGCGGATATTTGGGATGGATAGGTATGGGTTCAGATGATGTATTCTACATCTATTTTAAGAAGAACCATATCAATATCTTCAGACAAAAGTCGCTATACTAATTAGATATATGGCCAACCAGATATTACTAAATTTACTATTAATTCTTGGTAATAGTATTATGGTAGATGAAAGTTAGTAATATAGATGGTTGGCCAGGTTACTATATCAATAAGAGTGGTAGATTATATAGTAATAAGAGAGGTAAATGGACACGAATTAGAGGTGAGTTATGTAATAATAGGATACAGTATAGGTTATACAAGAGGATAAATATAGACTTATTAGGGAATAAGAAACACTCTTGGGGTATAGATACTAGTACAAGTAGATGGTTTAAAGCATCCAGATTAGTAGCTATGGCTTATATACCAAATCCTAATAACTACCCTGTAGTATGCCATAAAGATAATAATCCTTTGAATAATCATGTAAGTAATTTATACTGGGGAACCCAGAAAATGAATATTCAACAGGCCGTTAGGGAAAAGAGATTTACACAATTTGCTAAGAGGGGAAAAGAAAATCCCATGTATGGCAAGAGGGGTAAGCTAAGCCCTTTTTATGGTATACCCAGAAGTAGCGAAACAAAAAAATTAATTTCCATAGCCAATAAAGGTAGAAAGGTAAAAGAAGACACAAAGCTAAAAATTTCAAATACCCTAAAATCTCTAAAGAGGGGGAAAACAGTGCCTTTAAGAGATGATATTATAAAGTTAAGATATGAGGATAAATTATCACAATCGGCTATAGCTGAGATATTAGGGTTACATCAAACAGCTATTAGTAAATTTTTAAGAAACTATGAACATAGTAAAGAGTAAGAGCCCAATCGAAGCTTGGGAAAAGATACTGGAAAACTTCTTAATCAAGAAACCAGACTGGTTTTGTGAGGGAGTTGGTTATAACCTAACCGATTCTCTTTTTACATACGACTTGATGGTAGAAATAGCTGATGCTAAATTCGACCCAGACTTCGACTTCGGTAAGATGTTTGGTTATACCATGACCAAGTGGACTGGGCTGATTACTAACTACCTTGATTTGGATGTGCTTGACCAGGCTAAACTGATGATAAGGAAGTTAGAAGAGAATAAGACAGTAAACAGGAATTATCACATTGGGTTCCATTTTGCTGACAATCATGGTAGTGGCAAAGGTTGCTTAGTTGGTGGTATATTCTCTCGTAAGATTGGAGTGGAAAACCCCGAGATAACTGTAATACTACGTTCTTCAGAGATAGTTACAAGGTTACCAATAGATATACTGTTATTCTGTCGTATGGGTCAGTATATATATGGTCATGATAACTTCTCGTTAAAGTTGGTTATCAAAGCGGCTTGGGCAAATGATACTACCATACTGTTATATCAGAATCGCAAGGACATAAAGGAGTTTTTGAAAGAAAACTGTAGTGATGAGGTACGTAGAAAGAAGATACGTAAATCTCTCAAAAAACTTATGACAAGTGATGAAGCAGGTTATAAAACCTATGGTAACAGTTTCAGAGCTTTCAAGGTATTAAGGAGAGATTTGGGGTATAAACAGAAATCTATGTTAGCCTCGGCCTTAGAAATTGGAGATTGGGATGGTATCCCATTACCCGAGGTATGCCCATCTATCCTCAAGCGTAATATGATAAAAAAGACCTACTTAAAGTTTACAGAAAAGTATGGTCTCAAACTAAAGCTTGAGGAAAGTGGGGAAAAGAAAAGGAAGAAGTTAATATCATTCTCTTCTTCAGAGGAAGATGATATGGAAGACGGTGAATTAACTCCTGAAGCCGATGAGTAAGTTCAAGTTAAAGAATAACCTGTTGCAGTTCAAAACAAGTATGAAAGCTTGGGAGGGACTCAACAGGTTATTCCTGTTCAATACCCCCGGTTTGGATATTGAAAGAATTGGTAAAGCACAGTACTTAAATGATTTAGTCATTTATATTAAAGAACCTCTGGTAGACCCCGAATTTGATTTTGGTAGGCACTTCAACTACACTTCGGCTAAATGGAAGTCTCTGGTAGCAAACTATGTGGATGAAAATGGTCTGATTGATTTAAGACAGGAAGTAGTAAAAGCCTTAAACTCAAGGAAGATATTTAACATAGGCTATCAGTTTGACAATAAGCATGCTCATGGTAAGAATTGCTTATTGTCTCTAACTGTATCAAAGAAAGCAGGCATGGATTACCCCATGATAACGGTATTCATGAGGGCATCCGAGGTAACTAAAAGACTTATCTGTGACCTACTACTGATTCAAAGGATAGGAGAATACTTATTCCCCACTGGACATAAATTCCATGTATCAATACACTTCAGTCAGATATTCAATGATGATACGGTATTACTAATGTATCATGCTCATGAAGACCTATTAAAGCTTAGTGATAAGCTTGGTATATATGATGGTAACTGGTATGAGCGGTTGAAGTATCTACTTAAAGTAGACCCTGACAAGATAAAGTATAAGGTACATAAAAGAGCTTTGAAAGTACTCAGACCTGAGTTGTTCAAATATCCCAAAACCCTGGCAAAGGATTGTACACTCGGTAGTGAAGACTGGCTACCATTCTAAGATAGGGAAGTCTATTGAATTGCAAATATCAATGCAATGAAAATAGAAGTAAAGAAATCTCCTTACACCAGTAAACTCGGAGGAGATATAGATATAACTTTCTCCACGGATGATGGGTGGTTATTCAATACCGTGGCCAATATAAGTGTAAAGGATTTAAGGCAACTTAAAAGAAAGATAAGGAGGTATCTAAGTGAAGTACGAGAGGAAAGATAAACCATATTTTTGAGTAAAGATATTCAAGGGTAAATATCCTGATAGGAATGGCAGGGACATAGAGTTATCTGTATGTACCAATGCTAATTATTGGGTAGGTCTTCCCAACATGAATATTTAGGACCTAAAAGAACTACGAAAATCTATAAGTAAAAATCACGAACAATGAGAATATATTCAAATCCTTACGAATTGATGTCTGAGACGGCAAGAAATTTGTATGAGATGGGTAATGAGGTAAAACCCCGTACCTATCAGAATAAAGTTATCGAAGGTAAAGATGACTTCATTACCAAAGAACTTATATGCGAGCAATACTGTTTGACTCACCTGGAAGACCCGGCCCCTTTATTTGTATTCACCAAATCTAAAGATTGGGCAGAGGCTGAGTTCCAGGAAAGAATACACCCGGGACAAATTAACCCGGGTGAAGCATGGAAATTGCGTCCCGAAATATGGGAAGAGTTCCTGGTAGATGGTAAGTACTTCGACTACACCTATTCGGAGAGAATGAATGAGGTAGTAAGGTATAATGGGATTGTAATGACCAAGTTACAGGCTGTCATAGGTCTGCTCAAGGATGATAATGATACCCGTAAAGCCATACTTAATATCTATGGTGAAGATGGGCAGGTAGAATGTTCTGATGCCGAAAACCTGGATGGTAAGATGCGTATACCATGCTCTATGTATTACGACTTCCTTATCCGGGAGAACGCAAGGGGTGAAAAGCAACTGAATATTTGTTATCACCAAAGGTCATCCGATTTTGTAACTCATTTTGGAAATGATGTATACTTGGCATGGAAACTAATGGAATACGTAGCTAGAGAAGTGGGTATCAAACCTGGTTATCTCTATCATACTATTGATAGTTTGCATAGTTATAAAAAGGACTGGGTAAAACTAAAAACTTCTATCCAGACCGAATTAAGGTAACAAAGAAGGTAACGGTAATTGGTCTTAGTTTCTTTTCTGTCATACCGAGATTAGTAGTAAAGGCCGTTACCTTCAACCGGACCCATAGCTCAGTTGGTTAGAGCAGCGGACTCATAATCCGAAGGTCGGGGGTTCAAGCCCCTCTGGGTCCACTAATGAATCTTTACTTTGCGCTGTGGACAACGAGTCCTGATTCATTCCCAGGTACTGGACGGTAGGGATATAGACTGGTACCTAATTTACGGAAGTAGCACAGTCCGGTTAGTGTACTTGCTTTGGGAGCAAGGGGTCGCAGGTTCGAATCCTGTCTTCCGTACAGGGCTATAGCTGGGTTATAACAGGAGATACGACCTCCAGCTAGCAATGGGCAATAAACTGGTACGAGATACCAAAATCCCATAATTAAAGTCGAAGGCTATAGCATTAGGAGATGAGTTACTGTTCTTCGCTCATCTCCCCTTTTTATAAAAGCTCGGATGGTGAAATAGGTAGACACGCCGGACTTAAAATCCTGTGACCAGTAATGGTCGTGCGGGTTCGATTCCCGCTCCGAGTACATGATTTTATAATTCTTATGAAAGGAGACATTATATATAACTTGATAAAACTTCTACAAAATAAAGAAGTTGGTCAGACATTTAGGTATACTTACTTACAAAGTACAGGAGCTAAGACAGCATATTTATATTGGTTATGCTGTCTTCTTTGTAGAGCAGGGTATATAAAAAGAGTAAAGAACGGTATCTTTCAAGTAGTAAAGAATACATCAGACTTAGGGTCATGTAAAAATCTATTCTATACTGCATATAATAAGAATAAACATGGAGTCAAGATATGACATAATCAAAAGTTTCTCACAAGTCAAGCGGCTTGTGAAAGCTTGTTTGAAAACCGGCATAGCTTCCGTCGACTTCGAGACAAATGCAGAAGGTATTTATAATAAAACCTTCAAACCCACAATTTTATCTGTAACCTTTCAAGTTGGTTCTGGTGTATCTATTCCATTATGTCACCACGAATATGAAAACCCTCATTGGAAACGTTGGTTAAAGTATTTTGGTAGAAAGGTGGTTGAGAATCCCAATATAACTAAAGTGGGATGGAATCTGAAGTTTGACCTTCAGATATTCGAGTTGTATGGGATATATGTTAGAGGTACTGTTCTGGATGGAATGCTTATGAAGTATCTTCTAAATGAAGAGAAACCCAATGACCTGAAGTCAATGGTTAGAAGGTATCTACCAGAGCATGGCGATTACGAGAAGGCAGAGAAGTTTGACAAGATACCTTGGGATAAGAAACCCTTGGAACCATTATGCAAGTATGGTTGTCAGGATACCGATTATACTCTTAGGTTAGCTATGTTCTTTGAAAGTAAGCTAATAGAGATTGGCATGTACCCCTTGTTTAGGCATTTGATTATGCCAGCTTCTAGGGTATTGCAGCATGCTGAAAAAACCGGATTATACCTCGATAGGAAATTCAATCAGGAATTGCTTGAATCTTACAAGCCAAAAATTGAACAAGCAACTTCTAATTGCTTGAATCTTCCACGAGTGAAAAAATTCTCTAGATGGCTTGTCCAAGAAAGAATAAGCAAATACCTTGCATCCATTGAAAGTGAACTTGAAGACCTGGATTATCATAACCCAAAGGACGCACGGAAAATAGCAAGCAGGGAGCAAAAAATATCCAATATCCGAGCAGGTGTATTCACCACTAAAAAAGAATTGGAATTAACCCGAGAAGTAAACTTGGGAAGTACAATTGATTTACCTCTACTGTTGTATTCCGAAAAGGGGTTCAAATTCCCTATCATAAAATATACCAAGGATAAGAAAACTAATCGTGATACCGATAAGCCGAGTACCGATGAGGATACGTTGGTAGAACTTCGATTAACGGTTAAAGACCCTGAAAGTCCCAAAGCAATCTTCCTGGATAATCTTCTCGAGTTGAGAGGGTTAAAGAAAATGTATACAACCTATATTGAGGGATGGCATGATAAAGTTCAGGATGATGATAGAATTCACGGGCAATTCAAAATTATTGGTACTACTTCTGGCCGATTAAGTAGTTCTGAACCTAACCTCCAACAAATACCCAAAACTTCGGTAGATGCTAATATCAAGAAACAGTTGGTAGCTCCCAAAGGGAAACTATACATGGCACTTGACTACTCTCAGGCAGAGTTAAGAATCATGGCACATCTTTCAGGGGATGAGACTTATCTTGAAGCATTTGCCAAGGGACAGGACCCTCACCTTGCTATTGCAGCAAATAAGTATGGTGTATCGTATGAGGAAGCAAACAAAGCTTACAGTGATGAACAACATCCCGATTATAAGCTTTGGAAAAACCGAAGGAAGCAGGCAAAGCAGATATGTTTCGGTATTATATATGGTATTCAGAAGAAACTGCTTGCAGTTAAACTATCTGACCCAAAAGCTGGTATTATCGTAACACCAGATGAAGCTCAGCAACAGTTGAATGAGTTCTTCCAGGAGCACCCGAAGATTAAGAAGTTCATGATTAACCAGGAGAAGGTACTGATAAAACATGGATATATTAAATCTTTGTTCGGTAGGAAGAGAAGGTTACCCCAGGTATATTCGGATAACGAGCAGGAAGCAGCATACGCAGTACGATTATCGGTTAATATGCCATGTCAATCAGCTGCATCAGATATGACTCTGTTTGCATCCATACTTAATTATTGGAAGATGAGGCAGGGTATACTTCCTTACATGCCCGAGACATGCACCGTTCACGATGCAGTTTATTATCTCGCTGACCCACAGGATGTTAATGTGTGGGTAGTATATAATATTTGGGAAACTTGCCGTAACCCCGATACTAAAAAATACTTTGGATTCGAGATAAACGACGTGAGTATGTCGATGGATATAACTATAGGTAGGTCAATGGCAGAAGAGTTACCATTTATACCTGGGTATGATTACAATAAGATGTTTGAACCAGATTTCAATACTGATGAATACTTAGAAGAACACCGTAAGTATAAAAACATAGACATTAGTGAATATCCAAAACTCTATAAAAAAGAGATAAAAGAGTTTGAACAAAAGTTTTATAAAGTACATGGATAGATTTATACCTAATGTACCAGGATGTAGTAAATATCATATATCTAAAGATGGAGAGTTATATTCCATATTTAGTGGTACCTGGAAAGTGGTAAAACCTGTAATAAGGTCAAATGGGTATGTACATAATTTACTAACCAATGATAATGGTAATAAGGTTAAATTCTATAGACATAGGTTAGTAGCTACTGTATACATACCAAATCCTGATAATAAGCCTCAAGTTTGTCATAAAGATAATAATCCTTTGAATAATAATGTAGATAATCTATATTGGGGCACAAGAGAAGATAATATGAGACAATGTATATCCGACAATAGATTCTATTTTGTTGGTAAGTATCGTAAGAAGTCAGTAGATGAAAGTGGTATAGTTAAGAAGTATAAAAACGGAGTATTGAGAAAGTACATACTTAAAGAATATAACATATCCACTGGAGTATTCTATGATGTACTTAGGTCACATGGTATAATACCAGACAGGTATGGAAAAAAGGCAAAAGATAGTACGTCTATCCCAGATTAAGAAAAACACACTAAAGATTCTCTTTCAAGGGAAAACCTATGAGATTGATTTAGACCAGGAACTCATGATTGATGAGAACCTGGTCAATCAGTCTTTACGTAGAAGTCCATCTAATTATGCTCTATTGGTAATGGTAAGGGATAGGCTTATATATAAAAGGGATAAACTTGAAAAGGCAAAAAATCAGGCTTATAGCAAGGCATGGCTTTACTACAAAGAATCGGGTAATATCAATAATGATGCTGCAGCACACAAAGCAGAGAACAATCAAGCTTATCAGGGAGCATTGAAAAGATATATGAAGGCTGAGTACAATGCGAGTAAAATGATAAGTATATGTAAAGCTTACGAATCACGAGAGAATATATTAAGAACGATAAGTGCGAATATAAGGGTACAGGATGGATTTAAGAGATAACCACCCTTATCTGATAGGGTATCATATTTCTGAGGTAGGTAAAGTATACAGTAGAGTAAAAGGGTATTGGAAAGAATTAACTCCTCGTAATAATAGGGAAGGATATCTTAGGATAAAATTGAAGGGTAAGCAATACTATGTACATAGATTAGTAGCTGAAGTTTATATTCCAAATCCTGATAATAAACCATGTGTATGTCACAGGGACAACGATAAGATAAATAACTCAGTTGACAATTTGTATTGGGGAACACAGAAGGAGAATTTAGAACAAATGGTTAGGGATGGGAGGAGTTTGAAAGGTAGAAGGAATCCCATGTGGAAAAATCACTATAATTCCGGCTATGGTAGATATGGAGAAAAAGCAACTGCTAGTAAACTATCCAACAAAGATAGAGTAAGTATAGTTAAAGGTTTAAACTGTGGTATAAGTATAGATATCCTATCTAAAAGATACAAAGTATCAAGAGCATGTATTAGGAGTCAAATAAGAATAGTAGCAAACTTACGTAAACAACAGTAAATATGTCAAGAATTGAGTTAGACCTTATTTCGGTCAAAGAAGCAAAGGAGTTGAATGGTAAACTGAACGGTTTGGGAACTCCTACAGGAAGTCGGGTACTTATAATATCTCCGGTAGTAACGGCAGATACCAAAACAAAGGGAGGACTTTATATCCCTCAGGAACACGATAAGGACACAGTACCACGCAAAGGTGTAGTAATTCAGGTAGGACCGATAACTGATGAACAGCAGGAAGAATATCCCGGTCTTCAGGTTGGAGCAGTAGTTACCTACGGTCTGTATGCTGGTAAAGAACTGGATGTAGTAGACCTTCCCAATCAAGTAACAACTATATTATCTTTGAACGAGATACTTTATATTGAAACCAATAAATAAAGCCATGAAAAAGGAAAAAACAACCAAGAAAAAGGGTAGTGTAATGACTACCCGAGAAAAGATGCTTGCCAGGAAAAAGGACCTGGAAAAGCGTAGTGGGGGTGGTGGAATAATCTACCCGAAAGAGGGAACTACCCGAGTACGTATCAAATCTCGGGGTGCAGACGAGGAGTTGGGAATCGAGATTGTCCAATTCTATCTTGGACCCAAAGAGGGAGGTATTATATCTCCGGCTACTTTCGATGAGCCATGTCCTTTCATGGAGAAGTTCCAGGAGCTTAAAAACTCCGACGACCCAGATGATAAGGCATTAGCATCGAAACTGGTACCGAAGAGAAAGTATCTCATCGGGGTACTTGGGTACAAAGATACTAAGGGTAAGGAAATTGACCCCGACCGGGTAGATAAACCCATGATGGTACCACGTTCGGTATATCAGGATATTATAGACCTTTACCTCGATGAAGAGGACTGGGGGGATATGACTGACCCTGTAGAGGGATACGATATCAAAATCACCCGTACTGGTACCGGTAAGAATGATACCAGCTATTCGGTATCACCTTGCCAGAAAACCAAGCTGGACAAGAAGTATCGGGGAGAGGTGGACCTGGAGAAAGCAATCCGGGCAAATATCCTTTCCTACGATGAGCTCGAGGAGAAGCTGGCTTCATTCCTCAATGAGGGGGATGATGATGAGGATGAAAGACCACGTAAGAAGTCCTCTTCCAAAAGCAAGCTAGCAGACAAGAAAAAGAAAAAGGGAAAGAAATATAAGAGTGATATCTAAGATTTTCTAGATATATACCTAAAGTAGGAGTGGGGTATAGTTTATATCCCACTCTTTTCATATTATAAATTACAAGTATGGCAAGAAAACCTAAAGCTACCCGAAAATCGGGAGGTAAGAAGTTTAAGATACCCACACAAAATGAGATACTCAAGAAATATGGGTCATCTCTCCAATTAAAGGCTAGTACCATAAATCATCATGGATTATGGATTCCATCCACATTCTTTGCTCTCAATTATCAGATGGGTGGTGGTGTACCATTCGGGAAGATAATTGAAATCATGGGAGAAGAATCCTCGGGTAAGTCCCTGATAGCTTACAACTTTGCTTATGCTGCACAACAACTCGGTGGTCATGTAATATGGGTAGATGCTGAACAGGCATGGATGAACTCCTGGGCAGAGGAAAATGGTCTAGACCCTGAACGAGTAACAGTATTAAATGACACCAGGATAGAAACCATATCGGATGCTATAGCAGACTTAGCAATATATTGGAGGTCTAAGTTAACCAGTAATGAGCCTATCATAGTTGTGATAGACTCAATAGCAGCCCTGGATTCAATAGAAGCCATTGATGCAAAGATGGCGGATAGCAAGGCCGAGATGGGAAACCGGGCAAAGCAAATCTACAAGATGTTCCGAATAAGGAACGAATTGTTCTATCGACTCGGAGTAACCATGGTATGTATCAATCAGTTGCGCAGTAAACTGGGCGCAGGTTTTGGTCAAGATACCAGTACAACTCCTGGTGGTGCAGCACTCAAGTTTTATGCTTCAATACGATTAGCATTCTACTCAGGTAAAACTCTCAAGATTAAGTATAAGGGTAAGGAAAGACGAGCAGGTAAATATGTAACTGTTCAGATGAAAAAGAATAAGGTATCTCCTCCTCGGGAAACTATATCCAAAGCTCCTATATATTTTAACCCAAAGTATCACGAAGTTGGCTTTGACAGATACTTCTGGTTAGAAGAGTCTTTAGAGGATGCTGGAGTAATAGAGAAGCTCGGTGGTGGAACATATATGTTCGAAGGAAAGAAACTGTGTCGAGGAGAAGAGGCTTTCCATAGGTTAATAGAGGAAGATGGTGAGTTAAGGAAAAAGCTGTTAAAGGCTGCCGGAATAAATACCATAGGAACCACTAAGCGAAAGCTCAAGAGGATTACACGAAACATGTTCCCTGTTGATGCAGACTTAGACTATGAATCTCAAATAGAATCTGAAGATGCAGAAGAAGACGAATACATCCCGGACGAGGGGTAGAAAACCGAGGATGCTTATGGTAGTGGACGGGAGTAATCTTGCTCACCGTTCATACCATAAGTTTAAGAATCTTAAAGCCAACAATGGAGCTGGTACCGGGTTGGTGTATGGGTTCTTAAGAATCCTCGGTTCATACTTAACTCGGTTTAAACCAAGCCATGTAGTAATTACATTCGATACTCATGAGAGCAAAGAGTCTAATTTCCGTAATGGTCTACTCGAGGGTTACAAAGCACATAGGAGTAAGATAAGTATGGATTATGAAGATTTCAATAAACAGCTATCACTGTTGAGAAGGATTCTAAGGTTACTCGGAGTTCAGATGATTATCGATAGAAAAGGCTTGGGATATGAATCTGATGACTACATTGCTTGGTTGGCAATAAACCACCCAGGTAAATCTCTCATAATATCCTCTGACAAAGACTTCTGTCAATTACTCGACAAAAGAGTCAAGATATTCAATCCTAACAAAGATACCCTAATTCTTAGTCAAACTTGTAAGGATATAATGGGTTACTCTGCTGAGGAATGCGTTGACTACCTAATACTTAATGGAGATAAATCGGATGATATACCCGGTTATTATGGTATGGGAGAAGTGAAGACTAAAGCTTTCCTGAAACAATATGGGAGCATAGCAGACTTCATAGATGCAAAAGGAGCAGAATTCAAGGGCATTGAAAGGGACCAGCTAGAAGAGTTATACAAGAAGAACAAGCCTCTTATAGACTTGAGAACTGCATTAACTCTTCACCCTATCAAGAAAGTCCCTTGGGTAAAAGGATGTACTAATAATATAAGGAAAGACAGGTTATTCATGGTACTTGACAAGTTTAACTTAAGGTCTTTCAAGATACCCGATTTTTTGGAACCTTTCAAAAAACTACAACATTATGTACAACGGTAGGAAATATCAAATTATGTTCACCGGTGTTTCGGGGGTTGGAAAAACAACCATTGCCAAGGAAGTAGCGGATATGTTAAAGATACCTTTCATATCCGGGTCATATTCGGATTTGGTACCTGAAACAAGAGACATGCCTCATGCTGATATGATTCAGCAAGATGCCAGTACAGTATTTGCTCAGGATATGCAAGTACTCAACCTGCGTAACAAAGCTTTCAGGGGAGAAGACAGCTTTGTAACTGACCGGTCATACTTTGATTCGGCAGCATACTTCATCAACAAACTTTCTCACAGGATAGCCGAATGCGACTTAGACCATGCAGTAGACTTATGTCGTATGTTACTTGGTCAACAGTGTACTCACCTAATTTTCATACCTTTTTCAGCAAGCTTCTTTAACGAGTGGGTAACAGAAGACAATGGTAAACGAGTATTATCTCGGTATTATCAATTCCAGGTATCGCAGGTAATGTATGGTATACTTGACCTGTGGGGATATAAACCCGATTCAAATATACTCCAGTATGTAAATGGTATACCTAATACCGGTACACTGGAAATCATGGGTTACAAGATAAAAGTCATGATACTGGATGAGATGAACTACGAGAAGAGAAAACACCTTATCAAGAAATTTCTTCAGTTATGAAGGTGATAGGTATAGCATTCTCCGATTTGCACTTAGGAGAATTCTCTAAGTTCAATGAGGATAATAAGAGGACCCTAAGTATTTTCAGGGTCCTCTCTTTGATTAAAGACTTATGTATTAAGTATAAATGTCCGGCATTTTTTTGCGGGGATTTTATGCACCGTCCAGAGTATATAAGTACTTCACTTGATGAAATTATAATTGAACAGTTCGAAGAGTTAAATAGGTGCGAGGAATTTAACATCTATGGTATATCTGGAAACCATGACCTACAGAAAAGCAATTCGATAACTAATCAATCTCCATCACATTGGGCAAACTTATGTCGTAGGTATTCGTTCTTACACAACCTGGACTTCTCTTATCATGAGTTTGATAAGTTCAGAGTAGTAGGTATTCCCTATTTAGACCATAACAAGGGGTTAGATGGGTTAATCAAAGCTGAGTTGAAAGAAGCTATGTTAAAGCCAACAATCCTATTATTGCATACTGACTACCCGGGAGCTAAAGATACTGATAATACCGAGGTTGGAACAGTAGAGAATCTGAATGTGAATCTTCTATCTAAGTTCAAGTTAGTATTGATAGGCCATATACATAAACCTCAGAGGCTTGGAAAGAAGATATACATGGTAGGAGCTCCACTACAACAGAGGAGAACAGACCGCAATTGTAAACTGGGATATTGGAAAATATATGAAGACTTCTCAATGGAATTTAAGCCATTCAAAGGCTTTCCTAAATTTGTGGACGTGTCATCAGAAGATGAAATTAAAGATGATGGTAATTATTATACTGTCATTGCTAGCAAGTCTCGGATTATGGCGGTGGAAGATACCCCGCAAATAACCAGGGAACTTACTAAGAAAACCATGGTAAGGAGGTATATGAGGGCAAAGGGTATAAAAGACCAAAATAAAAAGGCCACATTATTAAAAGTAATTAAGGAGGCAGAATGATACAGTTTGGCAATATTATAATCGATGGCTTCTGTTCAATATCCCATTTGGAATTAAACCTAAGTTCAAAGGGAATAACCGTAATTCGAGGAGCTACAGGAGAAGGTAAGACTACCATCTTATCCGCTTTAGTTTGGGGTGCTTATGGTAAGAATCTAAAAGGTAAGTCAGATGTGAATACCTGGGAGAAGTATAGACCCAAATCCTATCAGGGAACTAAGGTAGAAATATACTTTGGTAAGAATGGTAAAACTCACAAAATAACCAGATGCCTTAAGTATAAAGGTGAAGTGAATGGAGCCAAGGGTAAAGATAGACTTATATATGAGATAGATGCTGTTGAAGTACAAGAGAAAAGTAAGGGGGAGATACAGGCGCTTATAGTCGCTGATTTGGGTATGTCGTATAGCCTTTTTATGAACTCAGTACTTTTCGGTCAAGGCATGAAAAGACTGATACAGGAATCTTCCTCTGACAAGAAAGAACTGTTTGAGGAGATTTTTGAGTTAGAATATATATCTAAAGCTAGAGATATTGCTAAGGGCTACTATACAGAAGCCATGAAGGAGTATCAAGACATCTCTCAAAGATATCGAACCTTAGAAGGTAAGAAGCAGTCCATTCAAAGAATGGTTGATGACTTAAAGAAGCAAGCCAGTACGGTAAAAGACGACATATCTTCAAAGGTTAAGGTTCTCGAGAAGAGATTATCACTGCTAGCTAAGGCAAAAAAGTCAAGTGAGCTTAAGGAGACAGTAACTCAGAAAAACAGAATTGAACAGAAGCTATCAGAGGCAAAGGAAAATCAAAGGGATATTCTCAATAAGATAAATGATGCCAGGAAGAAAACTAAGGTATCTCTAGAAGAGTTTATTGAGGGAATAATAAAGTTACTGAAGAGGGGTGATATTAAGAACTCTTTGAAACGCCTAATCGAGGTAAAGAAAGCCTTTGGAGATATCGAAAGGTTACAAGGTAAATATTCCAGGGTATCTGACAGAATATCCAATTATCGAGATGAACTGGAAGAACTCAGGGATAAGGAGTATGAAGTAAAGAAGATACAAAGAGAGATAGAACGAGTAGAAGCTGAAATAAAAAGACTGTCATCAGAAAAGAAAGTGGGAGTTAACAAGGGCTTAATAATCAAGTATAAATCCCAGTTTTCAACCCTAACCAAGAAATTATCAACCATAGAAGAAAGGATGGAAAGTCAGAAGGAAAAGGTTGATAATTACAAATGGGTAATGGATGACCCACTTGGGAACAGGGGTATAAAAGCTTTCTTATTCGAGAGTTCAATGGATATTCTGAATGAAACACTTGAATCATATTCAGACGTACTTGGGTTCAGTATCCTATTCTATGTAGATATACAAGGAGTAAAGAAGGACTTCAATACCCAGATAATAATGGATGGTATAGAGGTATCATACGAGGAATTATCGGGTGGTCAGAAACAGTTGGTCTGTTTAGCTATGGCCTTTGCTATGAATGAGATGATGACCCAAGCTAAGGGTATAAATATTGCCTTTTTGGACGAGGTATTCGAGAACATAAGTTCTGAATATGTAGAGCTTGTGATAGGACTCATACGTAGGGTTTATAAGGATAAAACCCTATACCTCATATCACACCATGAATCCTTGCCAATTCCAAATGCCAAGGTGCTTACGGTGACCAGAGAAAGGGGCCTTTCACAATACCATTAATGACTATTGGTTACAAAAGATATAACTATGGAGAGTAATATAGCCAGTTATCATAACTATCACGTAACTCAAACTGGTGAGGTTTATAGGATAGGTAAAGATAAACCATTATATCAAGGATTGGCTGGTAGAGATAATAAGATTAAATACAGAATAGTAACTCTGGTAAATAAAGATGGTCCTAGAAAGTTTAAGGTGCACAGATTAGTAGCTTTAGCTTATATACCTAATCCGAATAATAAACCTTGTGTATGTCACAAGGATAACAACCCATTAAATAACCGAGTAAGTAACTTGTATTGGGGAACTCAAAAAGAGAATCAACAACAGATGTCTATAGATGGACATAGCATAAAAGGAAAAAAGTTGTGGGAAGGTAGGAAACACCCTATAAAAGGAAATACTGGTACCAAATCTCCCAATCATAAGTTAACCATGAATAAAGTGAGAAATATAAGAAAATTACATTTAGAGGGTTATACTAGTAAGTACTTAACTGAAAGGTTTGGTATAAGTAAAAGTTCGGTAAGTAAAATAATAAATAATAGACAATGGCCCGAAGAGTAAATTCAAAAGCAAAAGGCAATAGGTTTGAAAGGGTGGTATGTAAATCATTTCAAAACTGGTCCGGATACGAATTTTCTAGAACTCCCTCTAGTGGTGGATTGAGATGGAAGAAAGCAGACAATATATCATCAGATGTAATATGTTCTGACCCAAAACACTCTAAGAAATTCCCATTTAGTATTGAAGTAAAAAACTATCAAGATATTAAGTTTGAACATATCCTACTAGGACTAAAGAGTTGCAAAATCATATCCTTTTGGGAACAAGCCACAAAAGATGCTAAACGTGCTGGAAAGATACCAATACTTATCATGAGGTATAATTCTATGCCAAAAGGAGAAGCATTCTTCATTGTGGAAGCTGGGGAAATAGATTCGTTCCTTATGGAAAATTGTTCAGAACTTTCCCGAATGGAGATAAAAACCCCGAAAGTACATTTAGCTGTGTATATGTTCAAAGAAATTCAACGATTGGTAACATATTCAGACGTATTCAAATACGCTCGTAAATTGAACAAGTAATATGAAGACCCCCTATGTATACTGTATATTCAAGCTTGACAGGAAATTCTACAAGAGAATCAATTCTGATTTGAAATGTAGGGGGTATAAACATGTGAAAGCCATAGTACCAACTATAAGTGTACTCAAGAAGTCACGAAAAGGTAATAATGAGTACGAGGATGTACCATTACTGTTCAATTACGGATTCATAAAGATGAAGTCTGAAAAAGCCTTTGACAGATATTACCTAAACAAACTAAAGAAAGATATCCCAGGCATAATGTCATTCATGAAGTCTTTGGATTACAGACCCAAAAGAAAGAGGTTGAGAGTAGATAATGTCGAGGACTTTGATGATTATTCAGTAGTAGCCACTATAACTAAGGAAGAGGTAAAAAAGTATCGTAGAATGTCTCGAGCGAATAAGATATTCTCGGTAAATGATATTACAAGAGTTGGTATTGGGGATTATGTTGTATTGAGGGGATATCCATTTGAGGGAATACCAGCCATTATACTTGAAAGTAATCTTACTACAAAGACGATGCTGGTAAAGCTATACCCTGAAATGGATGGCAGTTTAGAGATAGAGGTACCAATGGAGAATGTACTATATTCAGCCTATCATGAATCTGATGAATACAAAATGTACTCGGCTGATTATGAGGTTGATTTATCCCAAATCCCTGATGGTAGTACTGAAGAGATTCTAATGAACAAACAATACTAAATATGGAACGACATCAAGAATTGGCTTGGGACTGTTTGACCGAGCAAGAGAGGGCAAGCCTTATGTTTATACAAGGCAAAGGCCTATCAACTTGGGAAGCTGGAGAAATTCTCAAGATGTCTCATTACAAGTATTTAGAACTAAAGGCTAGAGCTGAGAAGTTCTTCAAACTATTATCCGATTACTTTGAACTACATCCTTCTTTAGTAAATCCCAAATCTCCTATAGAGCCAAGGTTCAGGGATTATCTATTCGGGGCCATAGTTAAAAGACTACCCAAGGAGGAAGCTAAGATACACTCAGGAGATTCTTCATGGTTATTGACTTCAATAACCAATCCCCGTATCATAAAGAACATGAAAAGGCTGAAGGAATCAGAGAATAAATGGGACAAAGACCTTTATGCTCTGATTCTTGAGTTTGATAGGTGGAATAATTATAGGATAATGCCCCGAGTATTGCAAGCTCCAACTGCATATAAAAGGAGGTCTACAAAGAAGGATAAGGTATATCTATCTTACTTACATAGAATACCTGACTTCAAGATAAGGCAGTTAATAACCGAGTATTGGAAAAATGGACCCTCAAGTAGAAGGTATTTTACAGCTATTGTATCAGAAGAACTTTTTCCTGAAGAAGGATATGGAGTAATGCCCATCAAACGCGAGGATGATATAATAAAGGCTATAACAGATTTGAGAATATACATATTCGAGAGTCAAACCATTGCAGATACATTTGGATTATTGGCAACCCAATACTTTGAAAAAACCGTGGACAGTAAAGGGGGCTTGAAGTTCTGGAAGGAATACAGGGAGGTCATACAGAAAGCTATTAATTACAAATCAATAAATAACATGGACTTTACCTGTGAAACTCTAGATACAGCCTATAAGTTACGCAGAAAAAGAACCTTGAAATCTAACTCTTAGAATTTTTATACAAATATTTTGCAACTTCGAGAAATTTGATTATATTTGCAATAGGAAATAAGAAATAAAATTTTATACCTATATAAATATGCGCAAAAGTAAGAAAAAAGACAAAAGACCGTTAAAGCTTAACAAGGAAAAGCTAAAGGTCATGGGAAGTGGGTTAGAAAATATGACCTACAAGGACATGAAGAGAAGAGCAGTTTCTCTTGGCATGCCTTTCCCTGATGCTTGTTCAGCCGACTACAATGGACTATCTTCATGGATTCACCATTCGGATAACAAGCCGGATAATGCTCTCATCGATGAATATGATAAGTGGATGGACCAGCAATTAGAACTTGCTGGATATCCTAAAGATGACCCGATGAGGAATTATCAACTCAATCTCGGATTCATTGGTGAAGATGCAGTCACTAAACAGAAAAAGACCAAACGGGTAAAGGGGTTGGAAAAACCTAAAAAGCCCAAGAAAGAGAAGGATGACAATGGTCTTTGGAAAGGAACTAAGAAATCCTATGTATTCGAATTAACCTATAAAGGGCTATCAATCGATAGAATCACACGAAGAGTGCAAAAGAGATTCCCAGATGCCAAGGATAAATCTATTCAGCAATGGTATCGGGCAGCCCTCCGTAAACAAAAAAATAACGGATAAGGTATTTATAATAATACAAGCCATAACGGGGGCTTTAACCATAGTCATATCGCTTGGGAGTGTATTTATTTTATATCTTTTGAAACCCTTACACTACCCGTTTAAGCCAACCAATGATAGAGATAAAGAGGATAGGATATATAATATGACCTGTTCTATAACCTTAATTATATTGATAGTGTCGATTTTGGTATTCATTATAGTTAGGGCACTCAGGTTATATTATGGATTCATAGACAGTTTTATTTGATATGCCCATAGTTTATAGGTTTAAGAATGATGATGACTTTGAGGAATCATGTTACAGATTGGGAATTCCTTGGGTACCTCCTCAGATTATAAAATTAAGCCGAAGAAAGAAACAAGAGTGGCAAAGGAAAGTACTTTGTGGAAAAATAAAGGTTCATAAATATAGGGAAAGGAATAAACGCTTTCTGGATAGATACCGGGAATGCTTAAAAGAAGCTACCTGGATTAACGGAGTAGTAGACCCGGATTCTCTGCCCCCCGATGTAAGAGCATACTTTTTGGAAAAGAAGAGGAGGAGAGAATACCACAGGAGATTCGGAAAAGTTATCAAAGAAAGGGACTTAAAGATTTACCTTCATAAATGGTATCCATGGTCTTATAACTACAAAGGAGAACCAGCAGTAGTATTACAGGGATTCTATTCATTGAAGGCTGCTCGAAAAAGGTTTTTAACTTATTATGGTAGAGAGAATCTGAAAGCAGTACATTGGATAAAAGGGAAAACAGCACTGGAGAAGAAGTTTGTTATAGGTCAATCTCTACTAATTGCTGGGAGAAGAAAAAAGCCGATATCTAAGATACTGTTAACCGAGGTATACAGAAACTCAAAGTCTTCAGCCCAAAGGGAGTTAGGGAAAAGAATTGCTCGGAAAAAGAGACTCGGCTCTCAACAGAAAGAAAAGTACTTTTTGAACTTGGTAGATAAGTTTAATTATGGAACAAAAGAATATAGAACTGTTCTCAAGCCTATTCCAGAAAAGCTTATTAAGCTATCGAAGGCTAAAGAGATTGAGTCCAAGAGAAAGAAGGCTCTTTACGAAGAAGAGTGATTTAACCTGGGACCAATTGAAAGTTGCCTTAGCATATAAGGCTATAACCAAACGTTCTGCTATTAGTTCCATAAGATGGACTAAAAGACATTGGTCAGAATATCAAGAGGCAGTATTAAGAAGGTTGGGTGGAATGCCAATGGTGAGAAGAAGACTTGAACAGAAGTTTATTCTCAAAGAACTATTAACCCAGGGATTTGTACCAATATCTCAGTTCAGGATGAAAACCAAAACTGGATGGTATGCCTATATAATAACTAATCAAAAGGTATGCGGAGAACACTATATCTACCCTGAACACTTTGCTCATGACTGTAGAGCAAATAAAAAAGGCTACAGATTTATAAGCGAAGTATTTTCAGGGATAGGACAAGAAGGATATACGAGAATCTATTATACAGCATATAAAAACGGTTATGCAAAATGACAGTAGTAAATAAAAGGGAACCCGAAAACCCATGGGATGGAGTAAAACTCATAGTGGGGGTTAAAAGGTATTATACCGAAAATGATAATGCGGTAGATGATACCTACACTCAGGAAGGTGAACCGTTTGAGGTAAAAAATCAGAATGAATTCACTCAGAAAGTAGAAGCTATCAGGGATAAAAACGTATTCTTGAAAGCTATGGCAGTCCAAGAAAATAGAGAGATATACACTCAAAAGTTTATCACGAAACTATAATCAATCAAACATTTTTCAAACACCTTTAATCAATTCAATTATGGCAAAGAAAAAAGCTGCAGCAAAAGAGGTAGAACGTAAGGTTCTTTCTAACGGGGTAATTCTCATCAAATACGATGACGGCTCCTATGCACTCCTGACTCCCATTTCGGCAGAAGATGCTGAGGAAATTTTCGGCGGGGAATCTGAGGACTCAGATGACGAAGACGAAGACGGCGAGGAGGATGAAGACTCCGACGAAGACGACGAAGATTCCGATGAGGAAGACGAAGACGATGAGTCTGAAGACGGCGAGGAGGATGAAGATGAGGATGACGAAGTGACACCGGAGGACCTGGCCGGCATGGACTTCGAAGCTCTAGAGGACCTCTGCGACGACAAAGAACTCGAAACTGACCCCGACGAATTCGACGAGGAGGACGTGGAGAAACTCCGCAAGGCAGTGGCCAAGGAACTGGG